AGAAAATCAGGATGAAAGACTTCCAAATTCAAGCCATCGGCCTGATGTCCGGCACTTCCCTTGACGGGCGGTTAATTAATCACGTTTAGGAGGATAAAGAATGCAGAATATTGAAGCAATTTTGACAGAACTGGGAATCGAGGTTCCAGCAGACAAGAAGGAAAACCTTACAAAAAAGGTGGCAGAGAATTACATCACGAAAGCTGAACATGAAAAGAAGCTGGGAAAGGTTGAGACCGACCGGGACACCTGGAAGGAGAAGGCCGAGACGGCAGAAACCACTCTGAAAGGCTTTGAAGGTGTTGACCTCGACACTATGCAGAAGGAACTGTCTGACTGGAAAAAGAAGGCCGAGGATGCCGAGAAGGATGCACAAGCTAAGCTGTATGAAAGGGATTTTGCGGACGCTCTGAAAACAGAGTTTGAAGGAATCAAATTTTCCAGTGAGGCAGCGAAAAGAGCCATCATGACGGAGGTCAAGGATGCTGGGCTGAAGCTGAAGGATGGAAAGATTCTCGGACTGAATGACCTTATTGCCCAGATGAAGGAAAAGGATGCTTCGGCGTTTGTCGATGACGAGCAGATCAAGGCCCAGCAGAATGCGGCAAGATTTACACAGCCAATCGGCAAGCAGAACCAGGGCGGAAATATGACAAAGGAGCAGATTGAAGCGATCAAAGACACCAGCGAGCGCCAGGCGGCTATCGCCAATAACCTTCATCTGTTCGGAAAAACCGAATAATTCAATTCGACACCGGCACGCGATTGGAGCGTGTCGCTAACCTACACACCTTTTAAAAGCTATGGGTAGAAAGGACTTTTTTTATGCCAGCAAAAGAAAATTTGATCAAAACAGCGGATGTCCAGGTGACTGCCAGAGAGCTGGATTTTGTAACCAGATTCGAGCGCAACTGGCAGCATCTGCGGGACATTCTGGGGATTATGCGCCCCATTAAAAAGCAGCCCGGTGCGGTGCTTAAAAGCAAATACGCCGAGGGTACGCTCGAAGACGGGGCGGTAGCAGAGGGCGAGGAAATCCCTTACAGCAAATTTACCGTAAAAGAAAAGAAGTACCAGGAAATGACCATCGAGAAGTACGCGAAGGCTGTTTCCATCGAGGCAATCAAAGACCACGGCTATGACAACGCCGTCCAGATGACTGACGACGAATTCCTGTATCAGCTCCAGGCGGGCGTGACGAAGAAGTTTTATGACTATCTGAAAACCGGAACACTCACCTCCACAGAAACCACCTTCCAGATGGCTCTGGCGATGGCAAAAGGCAAGGTTGAGAACAAGTTTAAGCAGATGCACCGGAATATTACCGGGGTTGTCGGCTTTGTGAACATTCTTGACGTGTATAAGTACCTGGGTGCTGCGAATATCACGATCCAGAACCAGTTTGGATTCCAGTACCTTAAGGATTTCATGGGATTCAACACGATTTTCCTTCTTTCCGATAGCGAGATCCCGGCTGATACGGTAATCGCTACACCGGTGGAAAACATCGTTATGTACTACATCGACCCCAACGAGAGCGATTTTGCAAAGGCCGGCCTTGTTTACACCACCAGCGGTGAAACCAATCTGATCGGTTTCCATACGCAGGGCAACTACAACCCAGCCGTATCTGAGGCGTTTGCTATCACTGGCCTTGTGCTGTTTGCTGAATACCTGGATGGTATCGCGAAAATCACCGTAAGCGCGGGGGGTTGATGGCCGCCAGTACACCCCTAAATACTGACGGCGAACCGCTTTCCGGGGAAACAAGACGGAAGAGTAAGAGATAAGGAGGCCGACGGGATGGCATACACCACATTTACATTTTACGAGCAGACCTATCACGGAAATGTCGTCCCGACGGAGGACTTTGACCGTATCGCAGACCGCGCCAGTGACTTTCTGGACACTATAACCTTTGACCGATTGGCTGACGGCTTACCGTCCAACGAAAGGGCGGCGACAAGGGTGCAGAAGGCCGTGTGCGCGGTCTGCGACAAGCTATATCAAGTGGAGCTGGCAGATAAACAAGCGCTGTCTGCGGCCGCTGGAGGAACATCATCCGGCGGGCCCGGTGCTGCGGAGGGAGTAGTGACATCCCGCTCCGCTGGCTCCGAATCAATCTCCTATGCCTCACCATCCGAAATGGCAAACGGCGCGAAATCATGGAGCGCGGTCTACCAGGCGGCCGGGGACGCACAGGCAAGTAACAAAAACCTGGAGGATACGGCAAGGCTGTATTTGACGGGAGTAAGAACCGACGAGGGAGTGTTGCTGCTATATGCAGGATTGTAAAGTGAATATCCTTGGAACCGAATACGAAATAAAGTTCGGTAATGAGGAGAAATATCCTTCACTGGAAGGGCTTGACGGATACTGCGATTCCTCGACAAAGGAAATCGTTGTGGACGATATGAAAAAAAGCGAGGGACAGGTTGGAGCGAAAGGCAATCTGAAGGACTATCAGAAAACCTGCCTTCGGCATGAAATCATCCATGCATTTATGGAGGAGTCCGGGCTGTCCGGCAACTTTGAACACAAAACAATCGGAATTGAAGAAACCGTGGTGGACTGGTTTGCTATTCAGTCCCCGAAGATTTTCAAAGTATTCAAGGAATTGGACTTACTCTGATTTCGGAAAGGAAAGTAAATGGAAACATTGTTTGCGAACATGACCACCATTCTGGCGGTTATCGGCGCACTGGCGTTTATGGTGTCGGTCATTACACAGGTGTTTAAGGGTGTAGGCGTGCTTGCCAAGATCCCGACAGATATCCTGGTGTTTGTCTTGTCCATCGGAATGACAGTGACCGCCTTTGTGGCGTATATGCAGTACATCCAGCAGACGATTTTGTGGTACATGATTCTGGCGGCAGTTCTAGCGGGATTTCTGGTCGCCTTTGTGTCGATGTATGGCTGGGAGAAATTTGCGGAATTATGGAACAGATTTAAAAAGATGGAGTAGCACATGAACTACCGAAACAGCCGGAACTATGACAACCTGGAACGTCGGATATTTGATGGAGTGGGAGAATATGGAATACCGCAGATAAAACCGACTGTAATTACAGACGGTTGCGAGTGGATAGGATTCAATTATGCAAAAACCGCAAAAGACAGGGAGAAGAAGGGCGTTCATTGTTTTGTTGATGATTATATTTTTCAAAGACTCTGGACGAATATTGACCGGTACATACCCATGCTGTCTCAGTTCCGCTATGTAATGTCTCCAGATTTCTCCACGTACACTGACTTTCCAAAAGCCATGCAGATATATAACCATTATCGTAAGCACTGGTGCGGGGCATATCTGCAAGAGGCCGGGATACAGGTTATCCCGACTATCTCATGGAGTACGCCAGATTCCTTTGAATGGTGTTTCGACGGCGAGCCGGAGGGCGGTACTGTGGCAATATCGTCCGTCGGATGTATGAATGGTAAGGAATCAAAAGCATTATTCCTGGCCGGATACAATGAGATGGTACGGCGATTACACCCGGAAACCATTATCTTTTATGGCTCCGTGCCGGAGGAGTGTATGGGCAATATCGTGCGAGTTAAAGCATTTTATGAAAAATTCAAAGAAGCCGTATGTGCTGACTTTTAAGGAGGGGATACCATGTACAGCGACACAGTGACAATATTCAATTTTTACGAATCCAGCACTGCCGCCATCTGGTATCCTCATGTGCTTTCCGGGGTGCAACTTGAGACTAATCGTGGACAGATCATTAAAAACTACGGACCAGACAGTACGGACAATGCCGAGTTACATATATCTTACACGAAAAAGGATAACCAGAATGTCATCACAGATTCTGCGGGAAAAGAGCTTATCTGGCTTCCTCCCAAAACGTGGATGAAGCAGGTAAATGATGAACTAGCAAGCAGTATCACGTTCAACCCGGCGACAGATTTCTTCTGGAAAGGAGAATGGAGCGGTGAAAACCCTGTGAATGATGAGGATTACGCCGACAGGGTGTCAGAAGGATTCTATGCCTACATGAATCGAGAATACGATTTTGTTTTTTTGATTACAAAAGTCGGAGGACCCTATAACGCCGGAGAAATCTCACACTTTGAAGTCCTGGGGGCGTAATGTGGCGAGAAGTAAGATAAAGCATTTTAAGGGATTTTCCGTGGCTGACGGAGATATCCGGGTAAAGCTGGACATGCACCGATTTGAAGAGCAGTTCCGGCGGGCGCAGTACCAGTTAGACGGTGCAGTGATGAACAGTATGGTCCCCTTTATGCCGATGATAACCGGGAGCTTTATTAACACAACCAGAGCGGCCAGCGCGGCCATACAGGGATCCGGGGAAGTATATGCGGCTTATGGCCCGCAAGGCAGATTTTTGTATGAGGGTAAAACGATGGTTAGCCCTTCGACCGGAAGCACATATGCCAAAAAGGGAGAAAAGAAAGTCCTTGTCAGTCAGTATGGCGGAAAAACAAGGGCCAAGGAGCTGCTGACTTATACAAAACAGGCACATCCCAAGGCGCAATCCCACTGGTTTGACGCGGCCAAGAAAAAGGACGGTAAAAAGTGGGTGCGTGGCGTAAAGGAAACTGCGGGAGGTGGAAAGCGTGGATAACGAATTGAAGCCCATCGGGAAGGATGCCGATGGAGGTGATTACCTAAAAACGGCTGTCAAAATACTCTTAAACCAGTTCCCTGGCCTGTATCCAGACGAAGAAATAAAGTTTGAGGAACTGGGAGATGAGAGTGGGATTGCTTTTTCCAATGCTACCGGAGCACTTGTATACGCCAAGACAGAGGACGTTTTGGGCGGTGTCTATCAGACGTGCCAGTATCCTTTTTATGTCGTGTACAGGGCCTCTGGGAGTGCCAAAGAGCGACAGAAAATGAGCATACAAGAGTTTCTGGATACCCTGGGTAAATGGATATGCCGGGAACCTGTAACCATTGGACAAGATACATACAAACTGGATAGCTACCCAGAATTATCCGGGGGCAGAAAAATCACAGAGGTAAGTCGGGATAACTCCTATGGGACAGATCCACAGGAGAACGGTGTACAGGACTGGGTGATCCCGATAACTGTATCATACACAAACGAATTTGAGAGATAGGAGAATAAGAAAATGGCGAAATGGACCTATGCTGCCGGAGAGGCAAAAAGAAAAGATTTTATGGTGTTCTGGATCGTTGACGGATCCGACAATGTAACAGGCAAGGAAAACCTGGAGATCATCGGAAAAGGCGTGGAGGATATGCCGATTTCCATGAACGCAGAAACTGAGGAGAGCCAGGACGTACTGGGCAATAACAACTATGACATCACCGGATACGCCGAGAGTATGACGGTGGACCCGCTGAATGTGTCCGGTGAGAGCAAGTACGCACAGAAGATTGACGAGCTGATGGAGAACAGGGCTACACTGTCGGATCTGCACCTCAAATATCTCTGTGTAAAGAGATACAAAACTGATGAGAGCAAAAAAATGCGTGCCTGGATCCAGGAGGGCGTGGTGGAACTGGGTGACTTTGCTGGCGGCCTTAAGGGCGTATCTGCAACCCATACCGTGCACTACGTTGGGGACAGGATCCTGGGAGTAGTAGACCCGGCCACGATGGCATTTACGTCGGACGCCGCAGCCGCGATGGCATTATAATGGCGGTATGGAATCTGCCACATAGCCTTAATGTTGGGGGCGTGGACTATGAGATACGCGAGGATTTTAGAGCAATATTAGATATATTGACCGCATTTAATGATGATGAATTAACCGACGAGGGAAAGACCAAAATCATGATGGAGATCCTGTATTATCCTGTCCTGCCTCCGCCAGAGGCGTTGGAGGAAGCTGCTGAGGCCGCCAGATGGTTTATAGACTGCGGAATCACACGGGAAGAGGAGCAGCCTACGGCCCGCACAATGGACTGGGAACAGGATGCTGGGATAATCTTCCCCGCGGTCAATAAAATCGCCGGATTCGAGACCAGGGGCCGCCAGACGATACATTGGTGGACGTTTTACGGCTGGTTTATGGAGATTGATGATGGACTTTTTTCCCAGGTACTTTCCATACGGCAGAAATTGACAAAGGGTAAGAAGCTGGAGAAGTGGGAACAGGAATTTTTGAGGAATAACCAGAAACTTTGCGAACTTAAGGGAGCCGCAAATGGAACACAGGGAGACTATGAGTTTTTCACTGAGTTGTTTAAAGAGTGATATTACTGACCAATAAAAATGGAGGATGAGAATGAACAACATTAAATTTGATGATGGATATGAAACATTCACGCTTAACGGGGATCCGGAGAGGGTGGTTCGATTCAATGCCAGAGACACTAATATTTTACTCAGATATGAAAAAGGGATGGACGAAATGAAGGCTGAATGTGGAAGGTTGTCTGATGGCGGGAAAGAGGCCGCATCGACGTTAGAAGAACTCAATCAGTTCATTTTTGACCGGATTGATTATATTTTCAATTCAGATGTAGCCGGAGTGGCCTTCGGAAATCAGTCTCCACTGACGTTACTTCCGAACGGGAGATTTTTGTTTGAAGTATTTATGGAGTCAGTTTTAAACGAAGTTGCAAAAAGAATTGAACAGGCGGGGAAAGAGATGGATAAAAGAACTGAGAAGTATATTGGGAAATATAAAGATGCCCAGAAGGATGGACATAAATATCCGGATGAAGTAGGGGTAAAAAATGAATAATGAACAGGATATGCTGAAAAAAATCAGCGAAATCTTAGGACGAGGTAATACAGCGGAAGTCAAGCGTCGCAAAAATGATATTATCGTGTTAGAGGTACAGCGGAAAATAGTATATGAGAAAGATAGATAAAATGGTATCTGTCAGACCGAATGGGGTCAGCCATCTGCTTATAAAGCAGTAGGCTGGCTCTTTTTTTTAAAAGGGGACAGAAAAAATGCAGGCAGATGGAAACATTATTATTGATACAAAAATAGATAGTAGCGGCATAAGCGATGGGACGAAACGTATAAAAGACATCCTGGGAAAAAATCAGAAGGGTATTAAGCAAACGGTAGGAGAGGTGGAAAACTCTTTGTCTCGCCTCGGAAGTGTAGCGAAAAAAGTTGGGGCGGCTGTCGCTGCCGCATTTGCCGCAAAACAGATAATCCAATTCGGGAAAGAGTGCTTAGAACTTGGATCCGACCTCCAGGAAGTCCAGAACGTAGTTGACGTGAGTTTTCCAACCATGAAAGAACAAGTAAATGATTTTGCCAAATCAGCAGCAGCTTCTTTCGGGTTATCTGAAACGATGGCTAAACGGTATGCAGGAACCTTTGGAAGTATGGCCAAGGCTTTTGGGTATACGGAAAATGAAGCATACAATATGGCTTCCACGTTGACGGGACTTACAGGAGATGTTGCATCTTTTTATAACATTACCCAGGACGAAGCTTATACAAAACTGAAAAGCGTATTTACAGGCGAAACGGAGAGCTTAAAAGAGCTTGGTGTTGTTATGACAGAAAATGCGCTGAATCAGTATGCTCTTGCGAATGGATATGGAAAAACCACGGCTAAAATGTCGGAACAGGAGAAGGCTGCATTGAGACTCCGATTTGTTCAGACACAACTGTCAGCGGCAAGCGGAGACTTTATGCGGACATCTGACTCTTGGGCAAACCAAGTCCGGGTCTTTCAACTCCAGTTGGAGTCATTAAAAGCAACCATAGGGCAAGGGTTTATCAACCTTTTTACGCCTTTAATTAAAGCCTTTAATGTATTTATCGGAAAAGTTACAGAGGCTGCCACAGCATTTAAAAATTTCACCGAGGCAGTAATGGGGAAACAGACTTCCTCACAATCTGGTGAGTTAGGAGAAATCCAGAACGGGTATGAAGGAGCAGCAGAGGGAGCGGAAGATTTTTCTGAAAGTGTAAAAGAGGCGGGGAAAGAGGCTAAAAAGGCACTGGCTCCGTTTGATGAGCTGATTATTTTACAAAGAAAAGAAGAAGATGCTAGCGGTAAAGTACCCACAGGATCTATGGCTGGTGATTCCTCTTTGATTCCCAAAGTGGAAAAAGATGCAGAATTAACATTCCTAGACGGAATAAACGAAAGAATGGATGCAATTAAATCCAGACTTTTGGAGATGAAGGATATTTTTACTTCTGGCTTTTGGGAAGGACTTGGGGATTATAAGCCAATCTTAAATGAGATCTCAAAAGACTTCCAGAGTATAAAGGATCATCTGAAATCCATTTTTACCGATGCAGAAGTAATGGAGTCGGCGAATCGTATGGTAAACGCATTTGTTGACATGGCGGGAAAAATGGCTGGTGCAATGGTAAGCGTTGGATTGACGATCGCTGCGAACTTGATCGGAGGATTTGAAAGTTATCTTTCAAATAACACAGAAAGAATAAAGGAATGGCTTATCACTGTTTTTGATGTGACATCAGAGATATACACATTATGGGGGGACTTTTTTGTAGCATTTGCCGATGTATTTAGTGTATTTGCTTCTCAAACAGCACAGGATATAACGGGCCTTATTATTCAGATATTCTCAGATTTGTTCATGGGATTTACCGAGTTGGTGGCTAAATTCACTCGGGATGTAACAAACCTGTTTCTCTCCCCATTCATCGAAAATAAAGACAGAATCAAGACAGCGATTGAAAACACCTTGAATCCTATAAAAACGATTATTGAGGGAATTGCATCTGTTGTTAGGAATGTAGTAGATGGAGTAATTGCACTTTACGATACACATATTCATCCGCTGATTATGACATTGAAAGATGAGGTCAGTAATTTTCTCGGAATACTTCTTGATGGATACAATTCGTACATAGCACCTGTACTTGATAAGGTAGCCCAAAAATTCAAAGAAGTAATGGAGGGAAAGGTTGGAGATGCAATCAATAGCGCCCTTCGTTTTATCGGCAAACTGGTAGATTTTATCCGTTTATGCTGGGAACAGGTGGTATTTCCGATAATAAATTGGATAGCTGAAAAGATGTTTCCATTAATTTCTCCAGTCCTTGAAGCAATAGGTAACGTGGTTATAGACGTTCTTGGGACTATCGCAGATGTGATAGGATCTGTATTCGATGTTTTAAGCGGATTGATAGATTTTATCACAGGAGTTTTTACGGGTAACTGGGAAGCGGCCTGGCAAGGAGTTAAGGATATCTTCGCTGGCATATGGGATGGAATTGTCTCAGTGATTGAGGGCGCCGTAAAGATTATTGAAGGAATCATAGACGGCATAAAAGGAACCATAGACGCTGTTTTCGGGACCGATTTCAGCGATTCTGACAGCATAAGTGGAAGGACGCGCAAGTATGAAGCATATCCAGCTTCTGTATATGCTGCGGTTCCCTACAAAATGCCCCGCCTGGCCACCGGAACGGTAGTACCGCCAAGGGCCGGAGAGTTTGCGGCTATCCTGGGTGATAACAAGCGCGAGGCAGAGGTGGTATCGCCGCTGTCCACCATGAAACAGGCATTCAAAGAGGCCCTCTTTGAGAGCGGAATTGGCGCGGGAGAACGGGATATCAACATCGAACTGGTACTTGATGGGCAGCGCTTTGCCCGGGCCGTGTATAAGGCCAATAACCAGGAGAAACAGCGTGTAGGTGTAAGGATGGTGACGAATGGATAACACGGTATTTACCATTGATGGGCTTAATCTGAGACTCTGGGTAACAGAGCTTAAACGGTCATTTGCGGTAACGGACACGGAAAATTCTGGCCGTGTCCAGTCCTACCGGATGCACCGGGACATTATCGGGACCTTTTACAATTACACCCTAAAAATCGACCCGGAAAGAAGCAATCCGGCAGACTATGATACCTTTTACGAGATCATCTCCTCCCCGACAGAATCTCATGAACTGGAATTCCCATATGGCCAGGAAACGTTGTCATTTTCCGCCTATGTTACCAGCGGGGAAGATGGCCTCAGAATCAACCAGAAGGCACCAGACGGGCAGAAAAACCGCTGGAGCGGGCTGTCCGTCACGTTTACCGCAATGGAGCCGCAGAGGAGGCCGTAGATGTTTTTTAAGATTGTAGACAGGGACCCGCCGAAAGCCGGAGAGGGGATAAAAATTGTATACGATGATGTGGCCCCGTACGCCAAAGAAAACAGTACCCCACAGGTGGTTAAGGCGGGTCTGTATCCCCACAAGGGCCTATACCCTCACAAGGGCCTGTATCCGGCCAAAACAACGATAGAGAGAGAGTTCCCGGACCTTCGCCGGGACGACCTCTCCTATCCCGGATACGCCCTGTGTTATCCTGGATTTTCTCTTCTTAATGGGCAGTATATCAACTTTCCGGACAAGCCAGCGGATTATGGATATGTCAGTGCCGAGTATTCGGACGAGAACAGGAACCTAGCATACAGCTTCTCCAGGGCGGGGCTCCGGCCCCATTCCGGCTTGTACCCAAGAATCCTTCTTTATCCGGTCAAAACAGAGTCCTGGCGTATGGAGTATCCGGCACTGACCATCTCATTCAACGGCAAATTCTCTAGTGTAGGCATCCTGCTCACCTTTAACATGATGTCTGGAGACTACGCCAAAGATATCAACATCAAATGGTATGATGGGACCACGCTGCTGAGCGAAAAGGACTTTGTGGCCGATGATGTGCGGTATTTTTGCAGCAATTATGTGCGGTCGTATAACCGCATTATACTGACGTTCAAAACGACATCCAGGCCGTACCGCCCGGTCTTTTTGACCAGGATTGACTATGGCATTTACAGAGACTTTCTGGACGACGAGCTGCTCCAGACAGAGTGCCTCCAGGAAATCAACGCCATATCAGAAAATATCAGCGTAAATACACTGTCCTTTACCGTCCGAACAAAGAGTAATATCCCCTTTGATTTGCAGAAAAAGCAGAGGCTCGGCCTGTATTTTGATGGGAAGTTACTCGGAAATTTCTATTTGAAGAACGGGGCCAGGAAAAACAAGACCGACTACTACATGGATTCACATGACGCTGTCGGGATCCTGGATGGTAACGAATATCCGGGCGGGATTTATTCCGGGCAGAAAGTAGCTGATGTAATTCAAGAGATCTTTGGCGGAGAGGATTTTAATTATTATCTGGATACAGCGTATGCAAACACCACATTGACCGGGTACATACCGTATACCACAAAGCGTAATGCCCTTGTGCAGATTGCTTTTGCCATTGGCGCGGTGGTTGACACCAGTAATTCGGATCATGTATCCATATATCCGCAGCAGACGGAAGTAACGGCTGAGTTTTCCGGTGATGATACATTCACGGGCCTCACGCTGGAGCACAGTGACATCGTGACCGGGATCCGGCTTACTGTACACAGCTACCAGGAATCAAGCGAGGAAGAGGAGCTGTACAACGACACTCTGTCCGGTACTGCTGAGATCGTCTTTGGGGACCCGCACCACCATTTGACCATCACTGGCGGCACGATCAAGAGCAGCGGCGCAAATTACGCAGTTATTACCGGCACCGGTGGCACGGTAACGCTTAAGGGAAAGAAGTACAACCATCTTACGAATCAGCTTACCAGGGACAATCCAGATATTGTATATAACCGGAATATCAAGGAGATCACGGATGCCACCCTGGTGCATTCCGGGAACGCAGAAGCTGTGATTAACAGGGTCTATGCGTATTATCAGCGGGCGGAGAGTGTGGTTGGTGATGTGCTGCTGAAAAATCGTGTTCTGGGCGAGGTGGTAAGCGCTGATACCGGATATGACGGTAAACGTACCGGAACCCTGGAGAGCATAGATTACAGCTTTACGAAAGAGATAAAAGCGAGGGTGATAATCCATGAATAGATTTATTGACCCATTAATATTTGACCGGGTCCAGGCAGATGTAGACCAGATGACAAAAAAGGCGTATATCGCATACGACGACCTCAACCGAGTGGAAAATGCGGTGTGGCAGATATCGGAAACCCTTAACCATATGGGATACCGGAACACTATCGTAAGGAGAAAAGCCTGGAAGATGGATGATTTCCGGACGGAGGTCGATATGGTCCGGCTTCGGAACAATATCCAGGCGATCCGTAATGCATATTACACCCCTTCCAGTACGCCGCTTACGCCGGACCGAATCACCTACACGTCCATCTACCAGGCGAATGCAATAGAAAAAATACTGTATGATCTGGGGACGCTTGTGGATAAGATAGAGCCCGGCCACCATCATCTGGGATTCCGGATAGGGACCCGGGCACTGGGAAACAGGAGGGAAACATGGCCTTAAAAACCAACTACCAGAATGACGTTTTCTCCGGCAAGAGAAAATACAATCTGACTAACAACTCAGACGGGACTATCAGCCTGGATGATGTGACGGTCTACAACAAAGTCGGAGATATATTTAATGCGGACGATATTAATGCCACGAATAAAGTGGTGAATGAAACATCGGCCGGATTTGAGGCGGTAAAACAGGACAATGCCAAATTTAAAGAAGAGGTAAACAGACAGGTAACTGGGTTGACAAATGACGTGGGAGCCATTAAGGCGGTAAAAACAGTGACGCTGTCTGCATCAAAATGGAGCACATCGGCCCCATACACGCAGACTGTAACGGTATCCGGTGTTACAGCGGAGGACAGCCCAGTGATCGCCTTGTATATCTCTGGCAGCCCAGGCGCAGCAGCTGTGAAAGCGATGCGAAAGGCATTCGGATATCTGGACCGGGCTGTTACCGGAAACGGATCCATCACATTTTACTGCTACGAGAAAAAGCCGGCTGCCGACTTTAGCGTATCGGTTAAGGGGAAGTAAAAATGGAATGTTTACTGATGCAAAGCGGGAGCGGGTTTGACCCGGCGGAGGTCACTGCGACTCCCGGAAGTGTAAAAAGTGGGAAGAAATTCCTGGGCGCTGGGAGCGATGACGTACAGACCGGAACGCTTGCCACGGTCCCCAAAGTGGATGTAAAACTGGGAATCAATGAGTCCTATGCCATCAAACCCGGATATCATACCGGGGAGGACGTGGTATCTCAGTCCGGGATCCCGACATCACAGGGGCTGTCGATCAACCCCACCGCCGGGGGCCAGACTGTGCAAACGGCTGGCACTTATTACACATCGGACACATACGTCCAGAGTATCGAAAACCTCCGACCGGAGGTGATAAAGGATGGCGTCGTAATCGCAGACATCACCGGGACATACCAGGGATTTGTAGATGAGGGGTAGAATATGGCGGAAGCATTAATACAGCTTGTAAATCAGAATGTGGATATTGATGGTCTTACGGCCAACGAGGCAGATGTTTTTGACGGGGCCACGTTTATCGGCCAAGGCTCAGAAGCAATACGGAAAGGGACCGGGGTTACACAGGGGGCCCCCACGCTGGGACTATCATTAAATGGGCGTGTGACTATCCCGGCCGGAAAATACACAGGCGGAAAGGTGCAGCAGTCCATCCAGGTCCTGGGAGAGCAGAGG